ATTAATTATCTTGTTTTATAAGCTTTTATAAAAATTTTCTTTTATATTTTTAATATTCTTTTATAAACTTTTTGGGCGGATTTTGGGCTTGATTCGATTTTGAAAGCAAACAAAAAAGCCCCGACCAATCGGCCGGGGCAGTGTATTATTTAAAAGTGTCTTATAAAGGAGCGAACTCCTTTCTGTTCTTATCCGTGAGCTTTCGAAAAGCGAAGGAAGTCATCATCTCCCAGGTCAACGATAGCGAAACCTAATCTATCTTTCATGCTGTTTACTGACTTGATGTCGGACAATCCAACGTATTTCCCGCCTACGAAAACTCCGTATCCATATTTTTTGTTAGTTACGATAAATTCTTTCATTAGTTTTAAATCCTCCAAGTTTTTGATTACAATATCTGCTTTTGGTGCATCAAATGGCAGCTCAAACCAGCCGAGCATTTGCTGTGCTGGTGCTTGCCAGTTGACATAGCTAAATGTGCCGTCGCTAGACAGATTGCGAACAACCTTGCGTGTCCATCCGCCGTTGTATAGCGCATCGGCATTGCTGTCGATATTCTGCTCAATCGTTGTGATTGTGCCATCCGGATTGTGTGCGACCACAAATCCGATGTGCCCAAACTCGTGATAAGGCAGACAGTTAGACACAAATACCGCCCCCACAGGCGGGTTATTTGAGCCGTTAAAGCGTGTTACTTTTAGGCCGAGACTTGCTGCTCGGTCTAAGCAATCAATAGCGTTGACATAGCTAAAATTAAGCTTGTATAGCCCTTGATATTGCAGGATGTTGTCAATCAAAGCTACACATTGCCCGCCATAAGGATTGGTAGGCACTTCCATGCGCTGATTGACAACATTTTCTAGCTTGTCAAGTAGTTGTTTTTGAGTCGTCAAAAGACCACCCCCTTATTAGTCTTGTTTAGGTTCTGTATAGTTCAGCGCATCAGCACTGTCACCAAAACCTTTAGTTGTAGGGTCTGGAATGATGTTTAGGATATTAACGATAGTCAGCCCTACAAGGTAAGGGTTATTGATGAATTTTACAAGCAGAGAGCCTACAGCGTTCCAACTTGTCAAATCTTCAAACTTGATGCCGAAATACGCCAATACAGGCAGTGCCAAAGCTAGGATAAGGCGCAGGTAAAATTGACGGTTTTTAGAATTAAACCGTACTTTCCAGTTGATTTTGTTCATGATTTAACTTCCTTTCTTTTCGATCATGATTTTGAGTTCTTTGACGTCTTCCGTCAAATTTTTGATTTGCTCTGTCATAGCGACGAGAGCTTGGTTCTGCTTGTCGTGGTCGTCCAAGCGCCGAGTGTGGTCTTTCGTCTGCTGCTCCAAAAAGCCTAGGCGCAATTCCAATGAGTTGATCTTGGTTGCTTGCTCAATGCTTTTAGCCCGCAGAACATTATAAAAACCGTAGACAGTGATGATAAATCCGCCTACGGTCATTAAAAGCTGGTACTCTGGTTTCAAATAATAATCACCCCCTTTCTAGCTAATTGCTTTTTTTGATTTTTTTGCCGGTTTTCCAATCGTAACCTCTTTTTCCCAACATTCTTCTAGCTGCTTGGACAGCTTTATTATCCGAATGTCCTTGTGCTGTTTTTAATGATTTTTCCAAACTTGTTGGCTCTCTAATCTTGCCAGAAGCTACTAGTTTTTTATATTCTTTGATCGCAGCATTACGCTTTTGATGATATGCGTCAATATTTTTTCGAGCTTCTTTAGTAAATTTTTCTCTTTGATTGCCGCTCGAAAAATTTTTGTTTCCACGCCATTTATCATCTAACCAACCACTTATTGGGGAAGCTAGCCCTTTAGGACCAAGAAATTCATCTAAAGACATCACCTTGGTTCTTTTTTTGTCTCCTAACATTGCTCCTCTACCGCCCATGTTCTTTCCTCATCCTTTCTATTCGCTTATCTGTGTATCCAATAACTTCAAGGTCTCCGAAATCAAATTCAGGGATTTTTCCCCAAAAAAGAAGCCTTTTAGGATTTAACCTCCGTACTGCTTCAAACAAGCCATTTTTAAACAATTCGCGAGCATCGGGTCTCTTTGCTGTTCCGACACTAGAAATAGCTAATGTACTGCCCTTTGGCATTCCATCAAAACACCAGTCATAACTCATTTTGTCAGAAAAAGTGATGTTGGGTATGACATTTACCCCTTGCGACTGATACCATTGAGCAAGAAGCCTAGCTCTATAACAATTCCAAATCTGCATGGCGACTGGCATATCTAAATATAAGCTGAAATCAGGAGCGATTATAGCTTCAAATTCCCTGAATTTGTCAAGATATAATTCTGGCCTATTCCAAACTCTCTCGAACTGATAATCATCTAAAAAGAAATGGACTGCTCCATCTCTCTTTTTAGAGCTACAAACGTAATTAAAACCAATTAAGCTTGTTGGTTTAATATCAATCGCTTTTAAAATAGGCATATCATACTGACCATCCGTTTCAAATGTGTCGAACTTATCAAGATTATATCCGTTTATAGTTCTTTCCCAATGGCTCATTTTATCACTTCCTTTGTTTGTTAATTGCTGATATTTGGCAGCACGATAGTCCATGCACCAGATTTCAGCATATCTTCTGCTGATTGGCCTGTGTAATTGTAACCAGTCATACCAGTGTATTTCACAATCGTCCGATTTCCTTTCTGCCACTTCGGATTGGTCGTGTATGGATAGTCAATCGTGACGAAAGTAGGTCCTGTGTACCGCTTGCCATTGACTGGTGCATCAATCTTCTGAGCTAACGCTGTGTAGCTATTGATGTCAAGACCGCCAGAGATACCAAGAGCGATATAAGTGACAAGTTCGAGTAGTTCTTTTAGCTCTGCCCGTTGCAGAGTAGCTTCTTGTTCTTTCTTGTCTGCTTCCTGGAATTTCTTCTTGATTTCTTCGTCCTGCTCTTTCTTAGCCCGATCTGGGAAATTCTCTTGATAGACGACTTCCAAAGCTTTCTTTTCCAGTTCTTCGACTGGCAGGTCAATCGCTTCTTTTGGAAGCAATACCGGATAGAAAGCACCCTCTGCATTCGTCAGAATGACATGAGTACCCTCTACTTCGTTGTTGGATGAAGAGTAAATCCAACTCTTGCGATTAAATTGTAATTTAGACATATATCTCCTTTTCGTTTATTAAATAGACCAGTTAATCTGTGTGCCGACATATTTGTCGTTAGTTGCAAGCAATGTCATACCTCCGTCAGGGTTAATTTGCAAATGCCTGTCGTTACTTGATCCACCCTCGAAAACCGGCACATTTAACATGGCGGCGTTACCTTGAATTGGCGTCAGTTCGTTTGGTATGCGTCCAAGACTAACATTCCCTGTGATGTCTTTTATCTCAATCCTAAGCGACACGATATCCCCCTGCCGCTTGTAATGGACGCCTGCAGCGCCTGTAGATGTCCATTCTGTGCGTTTTAGGTTAGCGTGGTCGCTCCTTGCATTGGTTGACCATGCGCTCCATTTACCGGCAAGTAGGACGCGCTTGGCAGGCTCTGCTGTTGCGATGGACGGGAAGAACATCTGGAAGCACTCATTGTTACTATTGAGCACCAACAGCCAGCCATATTGACGGGCTGGATTGTTGTTTTCCGTTCCGTTTTTGAAATAGACACCAGTCGTCCGTTCCTGGTCGAAGTCTTTTCCGTAGGCATAGATGGCAGTGCCGTTCTTCTGCGTCAAAGCGTGCATCTGGATAAGTTTATCATTTGCATAGATGTCGCCTTTGACATCAAGCGCCCCACGCTCCCAGATTTTATTAATACCGGCGCCGAATTGGCTGTAAGATATCACTACACCCTCGGTCGTGACAATGGCTGCAAATTCAGTGCTTGTGTAACGGTCTTCCAGCTTTCCTACGACTTCCCAAGTCTTATTAGCCGGATACTGACCAGATAGGTTTGCTGGGCTGTTGATAAGCTCTGATATGCTTGTCCAAGAGCCAGCAGCAGGGCCAGTGTCCGATGTGTAGCTTGTATCGGCAAGAGGCTTTACCTTGAACGTCAACGTCATCTTGTTCTTTTGTGAGCCATTGACTGTTAGCGGAGCGACTTTGGCTGTCCGTGTAATCGTCAATGTTCCGCCGTTCAGACCAGTTCTAGCCACATCAAATTTTAAGATGGGCGGGAAGTAGTCAAGGATAGTCACTGTACGCTCTATGGCATTGCTCGTGCGCCCTCGACTGTCTGTAACTCTCGCTCTGATTACTACTTGGCCATCATAGTTCATTAACCCAAGGCCACCGCCGTTGGTAGTCGTGGACTGGTTCTTGCCGACGATTTCCGCATAGTAGTCGGTAATCGTCGAACCATAAACTCCTGACGCAGCCCCAAAATTGACTCTAATATCAGATAAAATCTTGATAAAGTGCTCACCGCCAAAAACGATATTGGCCGCTATCGCATTTCCGTCTGTCAAAGTAAAACCTGTTAAGGTCGGTTTGACGCTGTCTGGAATAGAGAGATTAAGCCTTTTAACATCACGGCCAATCTCTCTGCTCCCGTCATAAGTGATAATGGTTATATTTCCGAAACCACTAGCGCTGTTTGGCGTCTGTTCGCAGAGTTCTAGGGGGGGCGTCCAAGAAAAGCTGGTATCAACATTAGCAGTCGTTATCTGCTTATTAAAACTGCCGTATGTCGCCCATATAGCGTGTTTAAAGGCGTCATTCTTGCGATTGATGTTAATCGTCACTGGTTGACCGATAACGGCTGTCACATCATTCCCAGAGCTTGCTCTTGGTATGTCTGGTAATCGTCTATTAAACCCGACAGAAGCACTTCCGTAACCACTAACATTGATATCTAGTCGTGCATTGATATTGACGGTCTTTGTTCCGTTTTGGTCGTGCGGGACTCTGAATTCGTTATCAAAAATCAGCTTGTTTTGATTTTGACCGATAGTAGCGTCCGCTGTTATGTTCCGGGTCTCTCCTCCGACAGTGATAGCCAGTGACTTGTTTGCTCCGTCATAAATGGCCGCATACCCATTGGATATGAGTCTAACTTGCACATTGATGACTGAAAAATTACCAGCAATATCTTGTCTGTATCCCTCTGAAACAACTTCGAGTTGTAGATTGTGACCGTATGCGCCACTAAAATTAGCTCTGACCATGTTTAAATACCTCCCACGTATCGAATTACATTCATGTCTGGATTGAGCTGATACTGTTCTTCTCTAAATCGTCCAATTTGAAGCGTCCGAGTAAATACCCCATTCTCAATCTTTAAGACACCTTGTGAGATGTAAGCCACCTCAGAGCCGGCGGAGTAAAAGCTAATGCGGTCGCTCTCGACACGAACAGAGGACGAACCGTCTTTCTTGCCGATAATCAAGCCCTCGTTGCTAGCGCTCATATAGCTGTCTAAGAAGCTCCAACGTTCGGCCATATCGCCCAGATTGTTCTCAATCTTGGTTAATCTCTGGCTTGCAGATACAAGTTTAGCTTCCGCTGCAGCTCGTCCAGCTTCGTCTGATTTCACATAGTCCTGATAGGCTTTTATCCATTCATTGACCGTATCAATGCTTGCTTTTGCTTCAAGTTCAGCCTTGGCTAGCTGCATAGCTTCTGTTAAAGCGTTTAGTTGCTCTGCTGTGAGCTTGTTGTCGGCCTTGCTGTCAATCTTGTCATTGACTTGTTTTAGTTGCTCCTCGTCGAGCGCTCCTTTATCGCCTTTAGGCCCAGGAGGCCCTTGTGCGCCTGGATCGCCTTTGTCACCCTTCGCCCCAGCTTGACCGTCAGCCACATTGCTGAAAGTCACCTCGGCAGTTGCCACTTTCTCGTCGTTGAGATAGGCTTCTACAGTGATTTGCAGAGTTCCCTCAAAGTCTGTCGCACGGACTAGCATTTGACTGCCGCTACCGATTATAGAGTCGCCTTTCTTGTAGAAAATGATAGGCTCATACACCTTGCCATTCTTCTCTAGTGTAGCCATTAACAAGCTCTGGCCAGTGTTATTCTTAAAGGTCGTGCCTTGGTCTGTGGATAGCTTTAATTCATACGGTATCGCTTGTTCAGCAAGCTTAGCCATGCGAGTTAGCAAACTGTCTGATACCTTATTCTGCAAAGCTTGAAAGTTCGCAAAGATTGTCTTATTCTCGCTCGGATTGGTAAAGCTGATTTGCTGCTCGCTAACCCTTGCTTCCAACACTAACATTGGCGCAAAGCCTGTGTCTTGGATTTTGACAGTGTCTCCGATGTCCAAATCAAAATATCCGTCTGCTTCATATGTGATTGCTGGATAGCAATATTTCCGGAGATTACGCAAGGCCGTGGAGATAAGCGCTTCTTCGCTATCTGTATCGACTTCCATGTCCTTGCGTATCCAGTTATCACTTGTCTCAGTACCAGTCAAAACTGACGGATAAAGTTGCTTGGATAGTGGTGCGAACAGCAAACTGTCTTTGAGGTAAAACTCAACCTCGCCCTTTTCATTCTTCCACTCTTGCTTTTTCTTCGGATCAATGACCACTTCTGTTGTGCTGACAGATATTTCTTTAAGGTCAATGTCTGGCAATGATACATCAACCGTTCCGCTCGTTACTGTGCTTCCCTCGACTGTCTTGCCAGCTTTTAACTCTGGCGGGTAGCATAGCGTCTCAATCGCTCCTAGATACGCTTGTGCGTTGTACGTTCCAAGTGTCACATACTGACGACCAGCATAGTTCTGCTCAAGTACCGTAACGGTACTGCCGTTATTTGCGATGATGATGGAAACGTGGCCATACTGTCCTGTGCCTTGATAGGAGTTATAAGCTTTGATATTTGCCAAAGCACCAGCCTTTAGTTCATTAGTCCCACGAGGACGAACTACAGACCAACCAAAATTAGCCCAAGCGTAGTCCGTACCGATATAAGCCGCAGCCATACCGGCGCCGACTTTTCCAGAAAAGCCAGTTACACCACCACCCAGACCGGGGCCACCTAATTTCATCGAGTACCAAGCTGCTAAGCCGTAACATTGACCACTACCAACTGTCCGGCCTTGCAAGCCTTTCATTTCGTTGATAACAGCGATTGTTTTATCAGCTTTGACAACTCTTGTTACCGGCTGACTAGGACTGCTTAATTGATTGTTAGGCTGTCTCCAAAGGTCGTCTAGCTTGTCTAGGATGTTCCCGTTAGAACGATTGACACCACCTCTGATATCTCGCATGAGAGCGATATAGTGGCCATATCCAGCCGCCGCATAGTCGTATAATGCGCCGCCAATACGAAAAAGGCCACGAGTGTAATCTTCGATGTTCTGCTTACCTTTGACGCCGTAGAATTTCCGCCCACCGCTAGTCTGTTCAGCCAGCAGATAAGCATAGTCTTTCATAAAGTCGTCAACTGACGCATAGTGAAAGTATGTTCCGCCCTCATTGGCAGGTCTAGCGCTTCCTGTCGTAACCTTGACACCACTTGGACGTGTCTGAGCAGGGCCAGACATACCAGACCAGTTATTGTCAATTCTAGCCACATTAGAAGCGCCCCAGAAGCTTTCTAAGTATAGCTGACAAATCATACCAGACGGCAGTATATTGTATTGCACACATAGATTGAGGATGGTTTGGACTATAGCAGCACTCATAGGATGTCCGACATAGTTTAGGCCGCCACCAGTGTATTTCTTGCTACTGTTCGTCGCTTGTGTAGCTGACGGATTGGAAACCTTGGTCGTTGTTTCCTTAGTTTCTTCCTTGCGGCCAACTGGCTTGATAGCATTGTATAGTTGCGTTTTATCAACGCTTCGCTTAATACTTCGCACATTCTTGCCATACTTCAAGACAACATCGTTTCGCTTGCGTCCGACGCCTTGATTTTCTGCGCTATGTGCCTTGTAGACATTCATTACAAAGCGGTCTAGTTGGCTATTTGACTTCAAGTGAGTTTCGAACTCAATTTCTGCGTCAAAGTTGCGAGCAAGAGAGATTAAACGTGTCAGAGTAGCTTCTTGCCCCTCCCATTGCAACGCTCTGCGTTGATCCGCTATCTCATTGATACCTATCTCTAACTTAGATACTCCTAAAGTCCCCCAAGTTTTGAGATATTCTTCAAAGCTCATAGCTTTTGGTGCTTTATATGCTTCGTTATATTCGAGCAACAACTCGAGACTGAGGTTTTCGCAGTAACACTTGATAATCTGCTCATTTTCATCGGTCTTCATGACATTAAAGAGATAAGACCGACCTTTGTACTTAAAGCTTACAAAAGCACGCTCATTTAGATGTTTATATGCTTGTTCAACGTATGTGTCAGACTGGATTTTCTTCTTAAATACCGAAAACTCAAAGACTGATGTCGCACTTTCAAGCGAGCGTGTCCACTTGTCATTAAAGAAATTCAAGGTGGTCTGCTTGTTATTGTCGATAAAAGCGACCTTCTTCAAGGCGCTGTCATGAATTGTTAAAAGCATTAGAGCCACCTTTCTTCAAATTCAATCGTCACACTTGGTTTTTTCTTAGCCCAGTTAGATTGTAAGATTTCGATTTCAGACTTCCCAGGCGGAATGACTGGCCACAGAGAGCCATCAACTACTTGATCCAGATTCGGGAGATTGTTCAGAAAGACACTGTCATTTTCGCTATTGATGATAAGCGTACTTCCTGCAGCGTATCTGTTAGGAATGTCTTTCGTGCCATTAACAAAATCTTTTCTGTAGACAATACTATCAAGATACATGCGTGTTGGTATGGGTTTGTCGCCAAAAGCTCCCATAGCAACATGGACTTTGATAGACTTCTTGCCTTTGATTTCAGGGACAGTGAATTTCTGATACGAACCATTCCAAAACAGTTGTACTTCGTCATCTCTGCGTAAGATGTCGGATTGACCGCTATCTTTGTTGAACGGATTTTCGTTTGGATTGTGAGTCGGCCAGAACGTCCATTGTTTTACCAGTTTATAGCTGCCGCTTCCATTGGCAGCAAGGAAGTTGTATTCTGTATTCAGGCCGTTTCCTCGCTTAATGGTTTCAACACCGTAGAGGAACTCGCCATTTTCGCCAGTGAATGAAATCTTGATGAAGCCGTACTGATTAGCAGGATTTACCCAGAAAATCTGTCTCCACCAGATATACTCATGAAGCGCTCCCTTTTCTCCCACACTGTCAGCAGGAATATCCCAAGTTAGAGAGCCGGCATTATTGCCAAGAGGGCCACTTCCATGATTAGCAAGGAATAAATGAGGTCTACCCCAAGCGCTTTGAATGGCCAATGTTCCGTTCAGGTTTTGGGAATTATCATTCAAGATTGCCACGTTTTTCTGACCGTCCGCAAGACCTTTGATGATGCCATTGTCTGAAACATAGTCCCAGAGGATTTCAGAGTGTTTATATGGCACAATATCGGCTTCTTCGATGCTTCCTGCTTCAAAAGCAAACTTGTCGCTTACAAGGCCATAATAGCCGTTTTCGTCGTTGGCTTTAAACGTAATAATCGGATGAGCGTCTGCAGTTCCTTTATTATCAATCGCAAAGACCATTTTGCCTTGTCGCTCCTCGTAGTCCACCACTCGCTTGTAAGTCGTAGAATGTGCCACACCATCAGGGATGTAAAACTTGATAGTCGTTTCGTCATACCAGTCAGTTATCCCCTCAAGTTCCATATTGCCCTTTACAAGAGCGTTAAAGTATCGGTTAGGGTATTTACCTAGCGTCAACTTTTTCGGCTCTGTAGCGTCAAATACGCCCGCTATACGCTCTTTTAACTCGTTGATGTCTCCTCGCTCGGCATCTGCCGGCTCAGTTGTGTCCACAAATCGGATATTTGCAACATCAAAAGAGGCCAAACTAACTTTGACCTCGATTTCTTTTGCTCCGACCTCAACTGCGGTAGCAATCGTACCAATCCGAGATAATTTCTCGGTTTTGATTGTGCGCTCATTCCCAATGTCAGATTTTACTTCTAGGACTTTGAGCAGACCAGAAAGGTCTATCCCGTTGTATGTCAAAGATGTTTCTGTCACACTCTCACCCCTTTCAGAACATTGCTGATATAGTCTCTGTCGCTTTGGTAACGGCTAAAATCGTCACCTGTCAAACGAGCAAATTCTTGACCGTTGACATTCAGCACCACTTCTCTATCTAAACTTTGTTTGATAGTGTTCAGTGCATCTTTGATAATGTCCAGTTTTTGGTCTGATTGCTTGCTTTCAAGTGTCAGTGAGCCGTTTAGGTTTGCTGTATAGCCATGCTGCTTCAAGCCATCGTCAAGCAAATCGCTGTAATCAAATTTGCCCTTGACATCGTATAGATTTTCTAAGGCTTCGTTTACATATTTCTGACTTCTGTCGATACCAACTGCGATACCTTGACCGATATAGATACCTACATTGTCACGGAACAGCCGTGACGGTGAATGAATGTCTGCTGCAGCTCTAGCAGCTCTTTCCGCTTGTGAAACCAAAGCATTTGCCGCCGACGTTACTGCTGGTAGAGCTGCAATCATACCACGAGCCAAGCCATTGCCGATTTGTGCACCGACCGAAATCATGTTCCGTGCGCCGATATTCCCGACACGCTGGACAGATAACATGAGATTGTTCATCGCTGCAGTAGCTTGACCGACACCGGCACGAATACCATTGACGATACCTCTTGAAACACCTTGACCGGCTTGTTGTCCTGCCGCAGTCATGCGAGCTGCGCTTGATACGATGACTGTCACTATAACAACCATGCCAGACTGTACGCTTGTTACAGCCCTAGCCATAGCACTAGCCACGATTGGTGCTAATGCTGAAAATCCAGAAGCTAAAGCCGGAAGCGCTGCAGATACTGACATAAGCGAAGCAGAAGCGCCTGCACTATATGCTTGTACCATTGCCATTCCTTGGCCTAGCGCTTGCATGCCGTCTCCTGCTGTTGCTATCCCTGCTCCGTTAGCTGCGATTGCTCCGATACCAGTAGCAACTGCCGCTAGACTTGCAGCCATATCGCCAAGATTGGTTTTGGTAATCATGACCACACCCTCGGCCATGAGCTTAAAGCCTTTACCGGCATTTAAAGCAGCGTTTCCGATTGCGTCAAATATACCCGAAATACCGTCTAAGATATTCCTTACTGCTCCACCAAAGCTTTCAATCACGCCTTTAGCGCCATCAAGAACGGTCTTGATACTTTCGCCCAAACTCTTGAATAGATTCGCTATGCTATCAATGATTGGGCTTATCTGACTAACAAGCGTCGTGAATGCTTCGACAATCGACTGCAACACAGGAGCTAATGCTTGTACCATTTCAGAAACGGCAGGCATAAACGGCGACAAAGCTTGCACGATGCGAACAATAGCATCCGCAACGATTTGGGCTATATTAGTAAACACATTCCCCACAATCTCAACGATAGGGGTTAATGCCGAGATAATAGCCGCCGCTCCCTCACTTAATGCTGTAATGACAGGCGGAAAAACTGAGATAATAGAGCTTAGTGCTTGCCCTAAGGCCGTCACGAATGGTGCTGCTTGACCTACTGCCGTACCGACTGCTACGACTAATGGAGAAAGTCCAGCAAGCGCTGATGTAACTGTCGGAAGAACTCCCGCAACTGTGACGATTGCCTGCGCGAAAGCCCCGATAATTGCTGTGGCTACTGCAGAAAACGCTTGGCCAACTGCTCCAATGATGGCGCTTATTCCCTCGCTTTGAGTCGCTAAAAGAGCAAATCCGGCAGCGATAATGGCGACACCAGCACCGATACCAACTGCAGCGATAGCTACCGCACCGCCAAAGGCTAGGATATTCCCGACACCTGCCGTTTTGAGTGCTGCACCAAAGGCCTTGATTACTGGAGCAACGCCAGAAAGTGCCGCTTTGATACCTTGGCCGATACCTGTCGCCGCTGCCTTGATAGCCGTCCCGCTTGACTTAATGACATTTGAAATACCATTGAAAAGTTGCGTTATCGTGCTTCTAGTTCTACCTCCGCCCGCTTCGACATCTTTTTGAAATGCGCTAAAAGGGTTTAAGGACTTGATAAGTATCAGAGCCTGCATTCCTTTTCTAACAGCAAACATCGATACTGCGAAAGCACCTATCGCCCCAGCTATACCTTGAATCACTCCTGGCGGAAGCGAAGCTATGAAATTAGCTGCTGCGGTAGCTATTTGAGATAACCAAGTTACAAGTGTTCCTAGCGTGCTTCCCAGAGTTTCTAGCACTCCTGTAGCCGTCAGACTATTCCAGATATTGCCAAGAGCCGCAGAAATGCTCTGAACCGCTGTAGTAAACGCTGAAACAGCGCCTGTGTTAGAAAATGCAGTCCAGAAAGTCTGTATCTTTTGCGTTGTATCCGAGATAAAAGCTGATACATTGTTGATAATCTTAGTGAAATCAATCTTATCAAGCGCTTTTCCTAACCCCTCTGCAAGCTTATTGAAATCAACCTTGTCGAAAGCGTCTGATAAAGCATTTACCGCCTTAATACCAAACTTGTTTAGTTGTTCAAACGCAGGCATGAGTTTGTTAGATAGTGACTCTTTCATGCCGTCAATTGCTTGGTCAACAGTTTTAAATTCTGTTGCCATTTTTTGAAAAGCGTCAGAATTACCAGCCTTGTTCAAAGCTTCAAAGAAGTCTTCAGTCTTGATTTTGCCATCTTGCACCGCTGATACAAGCTCGGCTGTACTCATACCCATTTCTTTAGCAACTGCAGCCATACCAGCAGGTGCTTGTTCCATCATAATCTTAAAATCCATCCAGGCTACCTTAGGTTTACTTGCCATTTGTGTAGCTTGCGTAGATAGAGACTTCATAGCTTGAGCTGGATTTTCAGCAGAAGCAGCTAGACCACCAAAAGCTTTTACCAGACTGCCGACATTCTTAGTTCCCACAGCGTCTAACTGTGAATATGTACTAGCCATGTCAGAAGCCGAGTAAATAGTCTTTGTCGCAAAGTCCTGCATTTCTTTCTTCGCTTGTGCTATCGTTTCAGCAGAGCGACCGAAAGCTTGTAAGTTGCCCTCAAAGGTCTTCCATGCCTTTTGTGCGCCGTTCAATTCTCCGACCATCGAGCCAATGCCTGATGTGATTGAGCCAATACCAGAAGTCAAAGCAGAACTGATTAAATTAGCACCTAGCACAGATTTGAAAGTAGAGCCTACCTTGCTAGCCATATTCGACAAGCCGCTAACTGACCTTTCCGCTGCTTTAAAAGCACTAGAAAAGCCGCTATCTCTAGCTTTCAGCACCGCTTCGACTGTATAGCTCGAATTTGCCATTAATACACCTCCCCTCCGTTATAATTTTTCATTCGTTTAGCAATAGCGATTAAGTCGCTATTGACTGGTTTTGCGTAATTAGCACCCAAGACAGACTGTCTACGCTTCGCTTCGTCGTAAAAGTCCGTAAAGGTCTTATAGACATAAGTCTTGCCGTTCTTATCTGTTGCCTGGGCTGTTCTGTTTAGAAATGCTTGCAGATATAATTCTTGCTCACGTTCTAATTGCTTCATGACATGCCCTCGTTTTCGGAGCTTGTATTCTGCAATCGTCATTCTTCTTGCTACATCGTAGTCCGTAACGCCAAACAATCCGAATATCGTTGCAAGCATGTCCTCGTATACCTGTTTAGATGTCGATATGACAGTCTTTACAGGTTCATTTCCTTGAGGACTTTGTTCACTTTCAATCTTGTCACCGGCGATTTCTTTAAGCTCACTAAAAAATCATCAAACACTTTCTCAAGGTTGTCGCCTTGTGCTTCGATCCATGCTTCAATATCAGCACTTTTGAGCAAAGGGCGCTCTGTTGCAGTAGCGGCTTGGATGATGTCTGCGATAACAACCGGATTGAAGTCTTTTAGATAAACAACGGCTGATTGCAAGCCCATACCAAAGCTGACACCATTGCCTTTGATTTCATAGCGATTGTCCATTTCACGGATAAAGTCAATGCCAAAATGTAAGTCATATTTCTTGCCGTTGATTTCAATTTGTTTCATATTCTTTGTGTTCTCCTTACAAAATAAAAAGGGGCTAGATGCCCCAAAGGAAGTTAGCCACTTGCTCTGTATTCTTTAAGAATGTAATCAGCAAAGTCGCTTGTTGCTCGTTCAGTATATAATCTTTAGCTTGTTGACCACTCGGCAAAGGTCGCATTTGAAATGAGACCTTTCCAAAACGTTCTAAGCGTTCAACGTTCTTTCTGATTCGATTATGCTTCTTGAGTAGTGTCCTTGAATGCGTACTGTACAGCCTTTTGCTGTTCTTCTGTCAATGTCGCATATCCCTCCGCTGGTTTGCCGTCAATCTTCATTTCTGTTGAGATTGTAATCAAGTCCTCAACGTTCGCAGGAAGTTCCCAGCTAGACAGAGAGCCTTGCATGTATTTAGCAGGGTATTTGTCGGCTGACTTAGTTCCTGCAAGGTCAATTTCCCACACTTCGAGCTTGAAGCCCTCAGAAACTGATTGCTCAAGCAATTTGTTCAAGTCATCACGGCTTGAAACTGCTTCAATTTCAAGTGTTACTTCCAGACCGCCATCGCTGTTGATAGCCCCGTCTTTCGTTTTCTTCGTGTCGTTTGAGCGCTCATATTTCAGCTTGTGCTCAATCTGAAAAGCCAACTTAGCAGCAGCTTTCTTTTCTCCCAGTTTGCGGAACATTAAAATTTTATCTTTTCCGTACATGTGTGTTGTTTTCCTTTCTTAGTTAAATCTAAACTTTAAATCAAGAATGCCATGATAAAGCAGTTCTTGAGTTGAATTATCTTTGATAATTTGCGTTGGACTTGTTAAGTCCATAGACCACCTAGTGCCGTTTATAAGCTTAATCGTCGAATACTCAGCCATTAACTTGCCTATCCAGTCAGACACCAGTTTTCTGTCGTCTACACGCCCCCAGACATCGACACGAGCCGACACCTCGCCGATGAGGTATGACTTAGTCGCTTGCGGAATAATCTGCGTGTAAGATACGACCATAAACGGGTAAGGTGTGCCGTCTTCTGGCAGATATGGATAAGCAGTCAATCCAAGAGCATTTGAGCGCTTGATAAGCTCATCATGCAACTGTTGGTCTGGTTGTTTATTTAACAATGCCTGCCCTCCTCAAATCTGCGATAAATCTCGGCTGCACTACATCAAAAGCCGGTTTCATAAACGGCTGTGCGTTCATCTTGCGAGTTCCCACTTCAAGATAAGCAGCGTATTCTGTGCCAGCTTCTACCTTTGCAGCAAAGCCGCCGTCCTGCATTTCAAGAGTGATTTTGCGTTTCGTTGCGCCTGTTGCATATCCTTTAGTAAAGACAGCATTTCTTTTAGCAGCTTTTTGCAACTCACTGCCATATTTCTTGACAATGGCTTTATGTGCTTCCATGTTAGCGGCAGTTTGCAAGGCTTTTCTCAATGGTGCATCACCGTTGATGCGTAAAGTTCCATCAAACCCCATTTTTCACCTCGCTAACATAAAAAACAGTCATGCCATTCGTATGCTCTGGCGTTCGTACAATGTTATAAGGTTTTCCGTCAATCAAAAGGCTAGCAATATTTCCTCTTACGCGTCTAACTCTCACAACCTTAGTGGCTTCTTTCAGCTTGTCGCCTAAGAGGTTTTGGAGTTGTGCACTTACCGGCCCGATATTAGCAGGTACGACCTTTTCAGTCGTTTCACCGCCTACCATTTTGCCTAAATCGGCGTCATATCTCGGTTTCTGCTCGCTTTTAATAACAAGCTTGCATCGTTTGTCAAATCTCATAACATCTTAAACCCCGCCTGAAAACTACCAGCAAAGTTGCGTCTGATTACAGCGTCATAGACTGCAAAGTCGTCTAAGTCAAAAGACATGCTCAAACCCTCTACGCTTTGGGAGGATAAGCCCTCAGAGCCTAGCTTATTAAAGCGTTTGACTACGACTTCTACGATGATATAGTTCAACTTGTCTGGTATCTCATCTTGTTTTGAATAAGCTTTAAAGTGCGCTTCTGTGAGATTTTGGATAATTGACAAGAGATTATCTTGCAAGTCATCCTCAATCCCTAGCAGAGCCTTTACTTGCTCAACAATCGTCATGTTCTTATCCCTCCAATGCGTCAATCAAGCTTGCTTTATCAAGCCCAGAATAGCCCGTCACGCCGTTTTCTTTGGCAATCCCTCGCAACTCCTGCACCGTCATATCAGACAGCGCAGAGGGGCTTTCTGCCACCTCTACGACTGGCTCAGGAGCTTTTGGGTGATGCCTACGCAGCAACATACCCATTAAGCACCTCCAAATTTAACGACTTTAGTTGGGTCGTACAGATAGACACCGTAATGTTCGTCGCCTGTGATGACTGTTGTCTTTTTCAAGATGTCACGGTCCGTTTCGATTGCAACATCACGCTTGAGATTGATTACAAATGCGCCGTATTTAGCGACATCAGTCGTATCGTTTGCGGTTGGCGATACTTTAACCAAGAAACCTTTGCCCTTTTCAACTTTCTTAGTGCGGACGATTTGCACGCCGTGAGTTTCGCCAAATGTTCCAGATACAACTGTATTAGCTCCGATTTCAGAGCCAGACAGCCAGTTCTTGATAGTGTCAGCTCGCAAGTCAATAGCGTCAGCAGGGTTGATAAGAGCGACATAGTTTGCGTCTTCTTCGTCGTCAAACACTTCCAAGGCTTTATCCAGCGCTGCGCCAGTTGTTGGAGCTTCTGTGACGAACTGAGTCGCTTTTTTAGCTTCTTCAATCAAGTCATTGTCTACCTTGTTAGCCAAAGCCAAAGCGATTTGTTGCGTCGCTTGACCGATTGGATCGCCGTAACCAGACAAGACAGCTTCGTCTGTCAGTTCAATACCTTTACCAGCTTTCTTGATAGTCATAGTAGACTTAGCAGTTGTCAGTTGGTCTGGCTCGATTGCTACGCCCTCGGCAATGTCTTTAGCGTCACCAGAGTAAACCCATTTAGGTACTGTGATAGTGCTTCCCGGCTGTCCTACAAGCTCACGCTCAACGTATGCGAGCGGTGTGAATTTAATCATTTTAGGAAGTTTAGCTGATACCATGTCAGCCATTACTTCTTGGTTAATCATTTGTGCAAGTTGTGTTTGTGTCATTTAGTTTATCCTTTCACTAATTGTGCGTAGAGTTCTGGGTTGCTCTGCCGCAATTCATGGCGGTCTTTGTAACCCATGCGGTCAAATTGTTCTTTGGTGATTGTTCCTGTAGTTGATTGCTCAACTTTGCGAGGAGTTTTGCCTTTCAGCATTTCTTTGACCTTGTTGTCTGCTAGTTGGTTCACTAGCTCTGCAAAGCCGTTTACAGCTTCCTGCGTGCGTTCTGCGTCGTCTTTAACGACCAAGGCAAGGATTTCATCGCTTGCAGCAATGCCGCTCTCAGAAAGCATTTTAGAAGCTTCTTTTTCAAGACCGCTGCGATTGATTTTCGCTTCGAGTTCTGCGATGTATGCCGCTTGTTTTTTAGCTTCATACTCTGCTTTTTCATCAGCGTTCATCTTCCGCAGCTTTTCAGCTTCGTCCATTTTGGCTTTGTATTCTTTTTCTGCCGAGCGTTTCGCTTTTGCTTTTTCCTTTTGGATAATAGCGTCTAGCTCAGCTTGTGTGAATGTCTTCTCAGCAACTTCGGTCTGCTCCTGTTTGCTAGCTTCATCAGTGGTTTCTTCTGTTACTTCGATTACTTCATCTTTGATTTCTTCTGCCACTTTTGGCTACCTCCCTTTTAAGTCCTGAGTGGACTGATAACCTTGGCTTTTAACGTCTTCAAAGTTCGGACAAAAAGAAAACCAGTCAATTCGACTGGCTTGAATTATGCAACTAAGCGGCAGTCTGTTCCTGCCAGTCAAGATGTTGGATCACCTCCTAATCTGTAAAACCTAGCACCGACATATTCTGCTTTCGACCTCCTATTCCAAAAATTTGTCTATCAACTTCCTTGATTTTGCGCTTTTCTCAATCAAGCGCTCGTATTCTTTTTCAGACATTGAGAAATGCGCCGCTGTTGCGCATCGGCAATGCGGATGCATCGGAGCAGCATTCTCTCCCGGCAGCATATCAGCTACTTTAAAGATTTTTCCATCTAACGGCTTGCATATATCACACGCTTTCGGCTCTGCGATAAACTCGTATTCGTCGTAACCATTAGCAATGTATGACTGTCTTTCTGCTTCTGTGGCAATCCTAGCGCCCTCTGTAACTGCTAGTCGCTTAGCTTCATGAGCTGACACATCAAACTCTTTCTTGATTTTCGGTATCATGGTCGTTGGATTTTTGCCTTTCAGCAGGTATTCTTCCGTCAAGCGGGCTACAATCTGCCTTAAATCATCTTGCCGTTCCCAAACCCTATCAGACCACTTAACACCCTTAAATGGCGTATTTAAGACCGCTTGAGCTGCTTTCTCAATCTCACTTGCAGACAATACAGACTTGCCAAGCAAGCCTGACTGTGCTTTCAGCGTTTCTGTGTATTCCTCGTTTAAAAACCGCTCTGAAAGCTTGTGTTCAGAGTTCCCAAGAGCGACCATTTCTAAATCAAGCTGATACTGCAGCAGTTCCAATCGTGACATCTTCATTTTGAGGTTATATAGACCAAGTTCAGCATTGGCTTGAGGGGAAAAGTCTTTCTCCTCAACGTATCGTCTAGCTTTTTCTTCAAAGGCTTTGACATCGAGTGCGTCAACTCTGGCTTTTACCTCTGATACAGGTAAACCATTCTTATCTGCGTATCGCTGCTCAAAGGCTCTGATTTCCTTTTCTAGCTCTCTAAAATGATAGTCGTATAATCTAGTCATTTCATCACTTAAAGTTGCGTCACGGCTTAATCTCGCCCTCTGCTCAGCTTCTATGCGTCGCTTCCAGTAATCACTCGGCATTAGCAATCACTTCCTTGCTGTCGTCTTGTAAGTCTTTGTCTGCAAAGCGTTCATTTTGCGCAATCTTCCTAGATAGCAAACTAGAGTTTTCTTCTTCATCGTCCATCTTCTCAATCTCTTGCTTTGGATTGTCGACAATAGACAGCACCGATAATTTGGTTTCATTCGACACTTGACCGGAAAGCTGCGACACAATTTGCGCTTCTTCTAAGATGTTTCGTGGTACATTTCTAGTAAATTGATACTTAATATCAATCCAACCATCACTAGGCACGGCAGCCATTGGCACACCGAACACGATTTCATACAGACGATTAAATGCTGACTGCATTTTGCGGTCTTTCATTTTGGCTAGATTGTCCATTGCTTGCAACTTAAACGCTAGAGCAGTACCGGAAGCATTGCCGAAGTCTTCTTCCGACAAATTAGCGACCATTGAAACCGCAAAGATAGAGTCTTTTAGCAAAGTGATTAGATTTTCTTGCGTCGTGTCCGAGTTTGGTTTTTCCAAAAAGCCGACATCTGGCAACGGGCCGTCAGAGCCGTTCTTCCACAAATTAAAGATACGATTTTCTCTAATCTGCGTTGCCATATCTTCTTTCAGCTCGACACCAACGATTTTCAGATAAGCGTCTGCAAAGTAGTCAACGTCATTGGCTTTCTCGCTTGCCGCCTTATTTAATGCATTGATTAGCGTCTTAACGCTATCAAAGATACCTTGTCGTTCTTCGTTCTCGATAAGCTCAACCACTGGTAAAGTTCCGTAAACGTGATTGTTTCGTTCTGTAAATCGGACACCGCCGCCGAGTTGAAATGTCGCTTCAATTACTTCGTTAGCTGTGATAACTTGTCCGTAACCTGTTGGGTCATTGTCGTTAAACGCATATCGAACCGCAAACAAAGGCTTTTCCTCAATACTGTTGTCATACACGATAAACATATTGATTGGGCTATTGTATGTCGCTCTCGTGTTTCCCGCTTCGTCTTGATAGACATACAGAAACGCATGGCCGAACACATCGGCAAGTTTAGCAAGTTCAAACTCGCTATCTTCCATGTCGTTTAACTTGCGGAAATCACCGATAAACTTTGCAACGCTATCATCATCATGCGTCACTTTTACTGGCACACCGATTTGATAACCGCTGAAAGTATCAACGATATACTTTGCATAGTTAATGACTAAGCGATTATCTGGCTTCCAAGGTTCTTTTGCCCCACCTTTTAAAATCTTATGCTTAGACATATACATATCTTCGTTTTCGACGTAACCGCTCAACAAGTGTGCTTGATGCAGTTGCACAGCTTCTGACACCAAATCTGGCGTCACTTCGTTTTCTGTTGTAGTCAATAACTTTCGCTTGTTTAGATTGACTTTTGCCATTAAAATCCCCCCTTGAATACTTTAATCTTGTTGCCCATATCTGCGACTTTAGAATATATCGCATATCGAACACTATCCAGTACGTCGTCATGTTCTTTAAACGGCTCACCCGTTCGCTCATTCCAGATATACTGATAGACTTCATCTTTGAAATTGTTTACTTTGTCTTTTGCGACATAAAAAAGCCCTAGCTTCATGCGCTTGGCCACTTCTTCTATGCCAGACAAGACAGACTTGTTCGCATTTCTGCAGTCGATATCCTCACGCTGAAATCTTGCAACGTGTTCCGGTCGTGCGCTATCAGCCCAGAATGGAATGTTGCCATATCTTGACTTGATATCAAGCGCTATCTGTACCCAGAAATCAATCTCTTTATGCTGATGTGAATGTTCTTCTAGCAGATATGTTCTACCGTCTGATGTTTCGCCCAGAACTACGATAGAGCCTAAGTGCTCATATCCCCAGTCAACGCCTGCATAGTAGCTTGTAATCTCGCTTGTAGGCACTTCTTCGCTAGTGAGATACATCTTATCGTTAAAGTCACGATATACGACCCCCTCACCAGTTACCCAAAGACCGAGAATATCACGGTCATAGAACACACCGGCCGGCGTTGCTTGCTTGAAGTTTCTACGGTATCGTTCTGACAAGAAAGTATTATCGTCTAACTCAAAGTGAAAGTCGATAATCATATCATCGTCAGACGCTATATAGTCCTTTCTAAGCCAGTGCGTCGGAATGTCTGGGTTACTATCCCAGACCACCCTTGCACCCTCACCAGAACAGCGAGAAATGATTTCTTTGAAGACTGTTTCATTTGCCAGCGACGCTTCGTTTACATACGCTCCGAAAGCTGTGAAACCTCTGGCACGTTGAAGACCACTAATAGAGCCAGTATAGACTTGCACTACCTTAACACCTTGGAAGACAAAAGCGCCGTGCTTGTCATATTTTGGAGTAAAACCATACTTGTTGAATAACTCTTGCAGTACGTTGTTTTGAATAGAGGTTGAAGATGTCCCAGCCAAGATATAGATAGGTTCGTCAATGCCCAGCTTGTCTGCTATCTTTCGCACCCTAACTAGCTCGCCGATAAATGTGTCATTGTTGACTACGGTTTTTCCGGCACGTTTAGCACCGTGAAGTCCGCAAATAAACCAATCCTTTGACCAGATACGCTTTAGGACTTGTTGCTGTTTTGGCGTGTATAGAGCGTCTAATTTAGCCATCTAAAGCCTCCTGCACCGCTTCGATGTAACTTGATAGCTTTTCATCAATAGTTAGATCGCCGCCAATCTGTGCTTTCAACTTCTCGATTTCAAGCTCCATCTTTTCAGCTTGCTTAGCGGTCGGATAGCGTTTCAGTATCTCTTGAATAGCCTTGATAACCGTTGCATTGTCGGCTTTCTTGGTCACCCTATCAACTTCGCCAGTTACAGGGTTCATCATCAAGACTTCTTCATCACGCTTTCCTCTTGCGATGTCAGACAGGATACTCAAAGCTTCCCTGGCGCTCATGATGTTATGCTCTTGCATTTCAACCATTCTAGCGTCGATATAAGCCTTGATTTCAAGTTTTTTCAAGTTCTGCCCAGCTATGCGCCCTGCCGTCTTTTCGCTGTATCCAGCCTTAATAGCAGCCTGTGTCGCATTGCCGGTAGCGATGTACTCGTCTGCGAACTTCTGTTGTCTTACGTTTAACTTGCTGATTTTCCATCACCTCTTTTCGTTTTTAGACAAAATAAAAAGCCGCTTCATAGCGACTAAAGCATATTGGAACGATTGGGTTTGAACCAACTACCTCTCAGATTTCATCTAAGCGCTCTGTCAACTGAGCTGCATTCCAAAAACCAAAAAACATGAGACTACTGCTTAATTTGAGTGCCTTTAGATGACTTATAGGTTATCATCTTGTCCACAAACATCCCTGCTTGTATCACTCATGCACGGTTAGTTAGACTAACCACCCCTTGCGTTACAAACTACTAAGCTATTTTTCAATTAACGAAGACCCCGCTAAAAGTCTAAGCTGCTTTACTCTTTAACTTCGTTCGCATCCTTGCGAGATTTGAACGGGTAATCTAATTACCGAAGTACACTTTCATTTGCAACGGGCGATGACTTTAGCAATAAACAAAATATAAAAAGCAATATGTTATTTGTTAGCATATCACAGATGTGCATCGCCATGCGTTTCATTTTCTTTTGAAAAACAAAATGCGCAACATCTGTTATTACCGTCCAGTTGGCAACCTTTCGGCTTGTCTTTTGCTTTCGGGTGCTCAACCCGATGCAAATCGACATGACATCCGCTTTTGGCGCGACCCTCAAACTATGATGTCTTATTCATCCTCCGTACTCGCTTCAAGCACTGCTGACACAGTCCATCACCGATTGGCTCTTGGGAACACTCTTCAACTTCGTACGTTGCCACCCTATGTGAATAGCACTAGAATTACATTGCTTAGAACGACCATTGCTGGCACTAAGATTGATATGCCATAATCTTAGTTTTCCTATGTCACCATAGATTATCAAGGCTAAGCCCATAAAAGCCGTGCAGGACTCGAACCTGCGCTCTCGCAGCACCGTGCTACGACTTCCCAGAAAATTAAATAGGAGTTTAATAAAATAGAAAAAAGTTTCAGTCGGCAGACCGTTGCTAATCTGCCAAAAGACGATACCGGACTCGAACCGTTTGACTTCCCTAAATCGTCTATAAACCTTGCCGGCCACAAGCAGGAAAATTCAGAAAGGTAAATAGAACTAAAAATATTTTAAAGGAGATTATATCGCTCGTTTGGTCAACGTCTGCGCTTTCGTGTGGCCTTATGGGCTAACAGCCTTTGACAACTGCTAGCCCAGAATCATAGGAGTAACGTATGGAAAAAGTTGAAAAATCCATCTGTCAATTTCTTGACAATACTATTGTATCACGACTAAAAGCCAGTATTTACCGTCTTTTTACCGCATTTTTACCGCTTTTCGCAAACCAAAGCAGAATTGCGGTACTGCTCTGCAAAGGCTAGTAAGGCGCAGTCTAACAATTCCTGATAGCGTGTTTTCTCTATACCAAGCTCAGAGTAGATAACATAAGCCGGCTCTGGCAAAGTCTTTAGAAAGCGAGAATACAGTATGAAGCGATAAGTTGGATTGTATAATCTTGATACTGCCTGTTCTATTTCCTCTAACTCTGCCATAGCATCTACTCTGCGGATTGCCAAGTTTTCAACTGGTCTGCTCGGGCCGTTGTTTGCCCTTGTTTCAAATGTAAATTCTTGCGTAACCTTTTGCAAGGCTTCGTCACACGCTATTTCTCTCCACCTCGGATATTCTCCTAACTTTTTCTTTGCTCTACGAATAGTTACTTTTTCGTTAACTTCTGGAAGCAAAGGCACTTCGCCCATTCTATCCACTAGCTCACCTCCCTTTTTTAAATCCCAAAAGACCTCTCTAAATACATTTCACGCTTTAGTTTGCGTTTTAATTTCCGTTGACGCTCCGCTTCGCTGTCGCTCGTCGCCCCCCCAATTTTTGAATTATCGTCAATGTAATCTTGTGCGACTTTTAGCCAGCGCTTATCAACCGTCTTGCAGTCCATCTTCTCACGCAAACAAGCAATCAGGAACTCTCTGTCAAACAAGCTGTCTAGCTTAATCATCAGTCGAACTGGCGGAAAGCGTCCTGCTCTTTCATCACTGTTAAGTCTAGTTCTATCAGAGTTTAGCTTTGCGCCCTCAAACCCTAGCTGCGCCATCATTTCTTTCTTCGTGCCGTAAGTTTTGGTCTTTTCGGCTAAAATTCTGTAAAATTTTTGTACGTTCGTTTCAGGCATCTTGTACCTCCTCAACCTCAATCCCTGGGCAATCAAACACCCAGCCAAAACCGGATTGTTCAAGTTCTTTGCGTGTGTGATGTTCTTTGAGAAAACATTTGGCATAGTTAGAAAACAGATACTCTTCATCTTTTTCATGATAGAAAAGCTTCTGTCCGCTCGATTTGAGAGTGACTGTGTAGAGTGTTTCCTTTGTTTTCTCCACCTCATACCCATCAAGCCATGCTCGAGCAGCTCTGTCATAAGCATTTAATGAGCGAATTAGCCAGTTGTTGTATTGTTTATTTGAGAATTTTTCGCTAAAAATATCCATGATAGGTGCGTTTTTCTCTTTGTATTCCTCGATGATGTCTGCCACAAACTGCGGAATTTTGACTTTTTCACGTTCCATCATGCTGTCCATTCTTCCTTGCTCGTATCCTTCATGATATTTCACTGAGCCGTAACCGATTACTGATTCGTCTATAATTCCACTTAGCCATACCCCTCTAGTCTCAAAAACAAGCTCATTAATACGCTTTATAATATCTTCTAAACAAATAGGTGACTGCTCGTCTAACTGGTCTATAAGCCCTAAAACTGTACTTGACGGAATGCCGTAAACCTCATTGCCAAAAATTTTCAATTCCTTTACTTCGCTGTCTTTGAGCAATTGTTTTAATTCCTGCTTATTCATCTTCCAACTCCTTGATTATCTTCTTGATTTCATTGATTTTCTTCACAAGCAGCTCCTTGCGATAAGAAGCGTTTCTGTACCCGTGAACTTTCATATAAAACTTGTCCTCTTCACTATCAGCAAGCCTATCCTGATAAACTTCTAAAGAATGCCGATAGTGTTTTAAAAGCTCCCCTTTAGTCATTCCAGTTCCTCTATTTCTACCTCAATACGAGGGTTCAGGCTATACACTTTCTTAGCCCATATCTCTGACACTCTGCCGTCGTCTGTCCAAACACAACCAGCGTCTGATATGCTGTCAAACAACGATTTAATGTAGTTATCTGTGTCCGGTAGTGTAGCGACTGGGATTGTTTCAGCTTCCAGCATTGGGCGCTTGTACTTTGTGTTCAGCAGTTGCTTTGTTGGTTTGATATAGAAAGTCGCTCTAACTTTTAAAGCTACATCGTACTTCTTGCCTTTCCATAGATTTCTAACCAAAAGCGCGCACTGTCTGCGCCACAAACGCATATCATTTTTTTCGTAAGCCGAAGCTCTACCACGGACAACCGCTAATCTCGGTCTGCTTTGAGGTTTTGGTTCGATATTTAGTGTTAATTTCATCCTAGCTCCCTTGCTATCGCTTCAATCACATTGACTGTCACGCTGTTGCCCGCTTGCTTGTATAGTTGGCTGTTGCTGTTTACTTCCTGCGCCTTGTCAAAAGCCCAATCAGGGAAGCCTTGCAGTCTCCAACATTCACGAGGTGTCAGTTTACGAATGCGATAACCATCAGTTACTCCAAAACTGCCAGTTCGAACAGTGCTACCTCCACCACTTGATGTCAATGTTCCAACTTCATCTTTTGTGATTTTGTTGTAAAAGTCTACAATTTTGACCAGGTTATTTTCTTGATGGTCATGATTTGCAGGCAATTTTCCTGCGATTAAGATTCCATGCTTGTCTTGACTTGTTAAAGTAAACATAGGCTCGCCATCGTTTTTAAATCTGCGTCCGTTTTGGCGTTTCTCTGGTCTTTCTGGTGTCAAGACTGGTATAGCGACTTGTTTAGGCTCTTTATAATCTCTTGCACATAAAGTGCCGATTAAGCCTTTAGGGCTATAAACTACGCTACTTGTTCCAAGAGCTGAACCATTTGGACTTTTTGTGTTGCCAACTATATCTATTTCTGGTTGTTCACTATCAAATTTTGAACTTTCTCTTCCGAAAGGAAAAACTCCTCTGGTACTTGCTCCTCTAAGATGTCCGATAATGAACACACGTTCCCTATTTTGGGGGACTCCAAAATTTTTGCTGTTAAGCACTTGCCATTCAGCGTCATACCCCAATTCGTCCAAGGCTGCGATAATGGTCTCGAATGTATCCCCCCCATCGTGATTGAGGAGTCCTTTGACGTTCTCAAGGAATAACAAGCGAGGTCTGAGAATAGATGCGAACCGTGCGATTTCAAAAAACAAAGTTCCTCTAGCGTCTTCAAGTCCTTTCCGTTTTCCCGCAATGCTGAAAGCCTGGCACGGAAATCCTCCGCAGATAACGTCAACGTGTCCAATTCCTCGAACAGTGTCGTCTGATACTGCTGTGATGTCATGTAATTCGATCTCTCCTTTCGTATCGTGTATAGCTTTGTAGGACTCACGAGCGAATTTGTCTATTTCGCAAAAACCTACACATTCATGGCCAGCAGCTTCCATACCAAGACGAAAACCACCGATTCCTGCAAATAAATCTAAAAATTTCATAATCTAATCAAAATCCACCAGCCAATGGATTGTTGTGAGCAAATGGCACGGCTGGTGAAATCCTTTACGTCATTCGTCCAAGTTTGACGCTTAATTCTAGTTCGCTTTTATAGCCGTTCACAGGGCTTAATTTGTTTATTTCTCAGTCGTTTTGTAAACAACCATAGCTGTATATCGTTCTTCCAGTCCGTATTTAGTATCTGTCACGGCAGTCTGGAATTTGACATCTACCAACTCTGCATCTGGATTGCGCTTGAAAAAGTTATTTACATCCCATTCCAAGTCGCTGCCGGTGTTTTCTTTAAAAACTTTTGTTTGGATCATGCTTTCTTCATCCCTTCCACAGTTTCAAATTCGATATCATTTGTTTCAAGCCACTCTTTGAACGCATTCGCTTGTTCTAAATCTAACCAGAACTTGATAGTTGTCACATACTTAGCGTTATTGCCGTCTAATTTCGTCTGTGCTGCATTTTTTTCTTGTCCGAGGGTATTTACACCACCCTCGATTATCTCGCCTGTATCGGCGTTGTATGCCTTGATTTGAGTTTGTGCATTTTCTTGAGCTAATCGCTCAATTTCTGCCTTGCGTTCTTCTTCGGCTTTTGCTTGCGCTTCCTGCTGCTGTCTAAAGAGCTTCGCATACTCAATGTCCTTGTTAATGCTGTTCAGCACCTCTGCAAGCGTTAAGCCGCTTTCGTAAGCTCTGATATATGTTGCAGGGCCTAGACCGTTGTTAGCACATTGGGCGCTAATGGCTGCGATGTCTTGGTCTTTCTGGTTTTGCTTGTTCAACTCGTCCATGACGATTGCTTCAAGTTCTGTTTCGGTTTTCTTTAAGAGCGTAAAGCTATCTTTCTTGAATTGTGTAGCTTTCGTGTACTCGTCCAAGTATTGCTCAAAAACTTCCGGATTGAGATTGCCTGCTGCTGCTTTTTCGTCAAGCCACTTGCGGACCGTGTCTTTTCGTAGCGCCTTTTGGTTTTCTTCGTATCCGTCAATTTGACGTTTAAGTTCATCAACCAAGCCTTTTAGCTTGCTATACGGCGTTTTATAGGCTTTTTCAAATTCAGCGTATGGCTCATTGATTGCACCCTTGATTTCTTTGCGTCGATCTTCTAGGCTCTTGCTCAACTTGTTTAAGTCTGTTCGTGCTTGCTTGACTTCTTCAATCGAGTTGACCTCAAGGTCAAATGTTCCATATCGAGCAATAGCTTGCTCAATTCCTGCTTCAAAGGCCGCAAAGTCGCTAAATGCGACCTTGGCCGGCTCAAAAGTGATCTCAATGTTGTCTAGTTGGTTGATTTTTTCTGCTTCTTTCATTCTTCACTCCTCGCTTTAGCTAAAAGGTAACTCGATTTGTTCCGCTTCTGCCTCTGTTCGAGCTTCCGCTTCTTCAAAAGCTTTCTGCAGTTCTGCTTCACGGTTTCGCTCCGCTTCTTCTTGCTTCATTTGCTCGATTTCCTGCATTTTGCGTGCTCGGACTTCTTCTTGCGTTTCTTGTGGTGTCACATCGATAGGCGCTGCTTGTTCCATTTCATCACTAGTGTATAGACCGCCGACGTTTTCGCTAAATGCTTCACGAAAAGCTGATACGATGGCTACTTTACGGATCATCAACGCTGGCGCTTTAGCCCACATGGATTTACCCGTATTGTATGCTGATAAGTCAGCGTCCGCTGTGATTGGCCGTGACCGGTCTTTGCGATATACCTTGCACCAACCACCCAGTAAGGTAGCCGATTTTTGTTTGATTGTTCCCTCAATCTGCTTGATTTCACCGTTTTCGGTTTCAATCACGATACCTGCATCGAATCCGTCAAACTGGTTATTTTGTTCCGCTCGCTTCATGAAAGCGTCTTTTGAAACCACAATCTGCGCAGGGTTTGTGCCGTACTTGATGAAGTAAACCTCTTTTGTGAATGGATTGAGATTTCGTTCTTTACAAGTTGCGATAAAGTAAGCTAGTTCCTCATTGCTCGCTTTACCTTGAGGGTCGAGGTACTGGCGAACAATGTTCGCAGTAAGTTGTTGCGGATTTGTCAAAAAATCCCCTTTGTGTTCAGTTATTTGATTTGTCATGTTGTTACTCCTATATTCTACTTTTGTAGTTTTTGCTTATATTTTCGCTTCTAAGCCATTTTATTGTTTGCGTGGCACAATTATACTATCGATAGTTTAAAAACGATTGTGCGCCATTCTGTGGCTTCTGAGATACACTCCTGTTATATGTCGTCTCCGACATAGAGCCATTGACCGCCAGAGAAGATGAAACATTCTTCTTTTGGCTCTGGTTGCTCTGTTTCTGTCGCTAGCCACTTGTCATAGTCAAATGGTTCAATCATTTCAAGACCTCGCTATACTTCTTCAACAGCAACCAAGTTTCTTGTATAAATTTCACTTTGTCATGTCGTTTATACCATCGTAGCTTGTTCCGCTCGTTTGGCGTGACATAGTAGAGCAAGGCTGTTTCAAGTTCTGGGATTGTCATAGTCCTACCTCCCAAGTAAATACTCCGCCGGCATTGTGTAGGCTCTCCATTTCCCGCAATTTCCAGTAGCAGACATCACCACTTACTTTCATCAGCCTATTTACAAGCATGTCTGATAGCTCGTAGTATTTGTCGCTAAACACTGCCACCATTTCAAAATTGCTCATTTCTGGCTTTAAGACACTTTTTCTTTTTTTCATATCCTCCTCCTGCTTTCTGTATCTGTCTTAAATCTAAATACATTGTCCTTTCCGGCAAGTATGCGGTCTAGCAAGCTAGGCTCATACAGTTGCTTTAGTTGTTCCCCTGCGTAATTAGTTGTAATAATCGTTTTTGTTCTTCCCTCAAGCAGCCGATATAAAACTGACTGCGCCCAACTGCTGCCCTCTCTGATAGAGTTCCCAACGTTTGACTCTTTGCCAAGGTCGTCTAATACCAAGAAATCAACATCTTGCAAGAATTTGATTGTTGCCCGTTCTTCCCACTTCGCACCTTTGAGGTTAAAGGCTTCTTTCATTCGCATAAAAAGTTCAGATACTGGCATATAGACCACTGATTTCTTTTCTCCGATTTTTTGAAAGCCCTCATTGAGCGACTTTGCCATGCCTAAAGCAAGGTGACTTTTCCCGACGCCTGGAGGGCCTTGTAAAATTACATTCCCCTCATAGCGTCCTTTGAAATAGTCGATCGCAAATCGTTTGACGAAGTTCACTGCTTCTGCGTCTTGCTCTGTGTGGATTTCATAGCTTCCGATAGTCTCTTTTGCGATTTTCGGAGATATGATAGACTCACGCTCAAATACTGCGTAGCTTTTAAAATTACGGATTTGTGCTTCAGCTTCTGCTCCGGATCTTGCGATGTCGTCGTTGATAATTTCTTGACCGCATTCAGGGCAGAACTCAAATGTGTTTTGAGTGCATGGGTTTTTAGTCCGTATCATCAAAACCGTTGGATGCTTCTGGCATCGCTTATCAATAGCATGCGTGTTAGCGTAGTAGGCTGCTCTTAGGTCTTTAATGCTTCTAACTTCTTCTGCCATATCAAATACCTAGCTTTGGATCGTAGCCGTTGTCTAACATAGTGACTTTTCCAGACTTTTTCCTTGGTTTCACACGATTGCGGACAAGCTCTGCTGTTGTCAGTCCATCATGCTTCCAGCGATTAAGGATTCCATTCAGATAAGCAAAGTATGGCTTTCCATTGTCTACGGCTTCCTTGACTGCTAAGCGCAAGACTTCCATTTTGTGTTCTTCAACCAAGTAGCGCATTTCATCAACTTGTAAAGGAGACGGCTGTTTCCCAAAGTTTTCTAAGATTAGTTGATTAAATTCCCCTAACGGAGTGGCGGTGGCGGGCGAAGCTGGCTTGTCTTTTTTTGCCTTACTAAATAAAGTGTTTCCCCCCACCGTCGTAGACCCGTTATAGTTATTATCAGTATAGATATTATTAGTATAGTTATAATTAGTATAGTTAGAGTTAAGATCGTTTACTTTCGGAAGTAAATCTGTTTTACTTTCGTGGTAAAGCTCGTTTACTTTCGGAAGTAAATCTGTTTTACTTTCTAAAACCTCAGTAAACTTATTAACAAAGATGACATCAGAGCCGTTGAAAACCTTTCTTGTTTCAATCAATCCGAAGTCGATTAGTTCTTTTTTGATCTTAATTGCTGTTGGTCTTGATTTTTTGATAATCTGTTCGATTTCATCCACTGTACAGTGGATGTAAGGAACAACCCCATCTATCCAGTTGTTTTTTATGGAGAGGCTTAAACGGTTTCGCATGTAACTATATAAAAACTTAGCTTCCAAGCTTAAATCTGCTAACTTTGGATTTTCTAGCAATTCAAGCGGTACTGCAATAAAGCGTAAATTTTCGTTGATGTCATGGACTGTATAGACCATATCGTTGTCCTTTCCTTATTTTTTCTTTTTATCCTCCCAGATAATTCCGATACAGATTAGAGCAGAAACTCCGAGAATTGACAGAAAGACATTGCTGACCTCTCCCATCTTCGGTAACTCGTTAGCAGAGGTCTCTAATTTGCTCTCTGTCGCATTTTTCGGTTCTTTCTTGGCACTTGGAGCGGGCGGTTCTTTTTCGAGGGTTTTAGGCGGTAATTCTGGTTTTTTAGGCTCGTCTGGAATTACTAACTCTGGCAGTTCCAAAATTGGCGCTGGTGGAAGCAATGGAACGTCATTCAAATCAAGTTCCGGCTTGTCCAAAATCGGAGCAGGTGGCAAAAGTGGGACATCGTTCAAGTTGATTTCTGGTTTGTCAACCTGTGGTGCTTCGTTTGGAATTCCCCAGATAGGTTTAGGACGGTTCTTGCCGTCTGCCGTACCGCTGCCAGATACCCACTTGTAGTCAACTTTATGCTCAATCCAATAGTCATTAGCAGTTACCTTGATAGTGTTTGTTGGAATGGTTGCTTGTGTAGCATAGCGAGTGCTATATTCAAAGACCAGAACATTGTTTAAGAAGCCGACATAGTAGTCAAAGCCATTCTCGCGCATGCTAAGCATATCCATATTTCCCGGCCAAGCATACGTCCAAGGATTTGCGGAATGCAAATAGCTGATTTTCATGCTGCCTGGGACATACCTGGCTTCGTTATCCCAAGTATCAGACACGCTGACACGGTTCATGGTTGCTTTGCGGTAGTTGATACGAGCGACCCAGTGGACGACGTTAGGGTCTTCTTTGTCTTGATAACCCCACTTGTAAAGCTCCTCATTTGGGTTAGTGTCGCCCTTGCTTCCGCTTTCCATTTCAACGATTGTGCCGCTAAAATTCAAGTTCATCTTGCCTTCTTCACGGACAATTTCAGAATTGATTTTCGTCTGCAGATTAAGGCTAATTGACTTGTTCAAAGGTTGTTCCTTGAAATAGTCGTTGAATACTGTAGTCACGTTGTTTTCTTTTGCATTTGCAGTAGCCTGTCCGACCTCTGCTCCCTCGTTGTTAGTGACTGGAAATTCGTAGTTTGTTTCTAGTTCCAACTCTTGCGGCAGCGGCATTGTGAGCGTGTCACCTTGGTTGATTTCAACATCGTCCGGAATGTCAGTCTTGACAGTCACATCTACCTTGTCATAGAAGCTGTCACCTTGCTTCTGTACTTCGACCGTTGGATCTGTAACCGTGATTTCAGTTCCGTCCTTGCTGACTTCGCTAGCCAGCACATGATTTGAAATAAGCAGTCCGCTAACTGCTGCGAATGCTATTGCTGATAATTTAATTGTGTTTTTCATTCTTTTTCCTTTCTCAATTCCCCAAATTTTTTATTTCACGTTCAATTTGCTCTTTTTTATTTTTCAGATCCGACAGATTTTGTGCATCAATCGCTTTCTTGATGATATCAAGCCGTTCAATCTCTTTTTTAAATTTTATTAATGTTTCAACTTCTCTCGCATAATCTCTAAAATTATTCGACCACTCGTAATCATCCCAGCCGAATGATTTGATTAACTCTCGTCTTAAATCATTGTATTTTCGTCTCAAATCATTATTGACCTTCGCTTGCAGATGTAAAGCGAACATAGTCATAGCGATAATCATCAAACATGCTGAAAACATTGACCAAAACATTATATTTTCCATCATTCCAACTCCTTAATTTTCTCCTTAGTTTTTATTCAAGCAATTCTGGATTTTCGTATATGTTGCCGATTATTTCGTAATTCATAGGAACCGCTTCTGGATATCCACAAGCTAGAGTGAGATTAAAACCAACATACTCCCTTATAGCCCCGAATTCTTCCTCTATGGCTTGTTTTCCGTAATTTACGATTGTTTTTCTAAAACCATTGTAAGCCACATCTCCCTCAAAAATTTCCTTGCCATTCTTGTCTTTGAGGCCTGTTGATTGCATGAGAATTACATCATCAAAGTCCAGACAACCACTAGGGTTTTCATCGTCTGGTTCTTCAACCCAAACCGTTTTATTGTCAAATACAATGGCATGTATGGGCCACATTTCTTTATCTTCCTTAACCCATGCTCTAAATTTCGGTATCATTTCAAATCCTCCTCTTTCACAAACACACCATCAACCATTTTCCCTTTGCGATCCTTGATTTCGTTCCATGCCAATTCAAGGCAGGCTTCGAGTGTTGTGCCGTATCTGATGCTGATAATTTGCAAATAGCGGTTTATTTCCTGAATATTCCTCTTGTTGGTTCGAGGTCCAAAGTTTCCGGATAAATCGCCGATTGAAATTGCGATGTCGCATAGCAGAGTAGTCATGCCATGAGGAGAGGTCGGTTCCTCCACATACAAGCTTCCAATCTCAATCCCACTCTGCTGACAGTAGATGATTTCTACGACCAGCATGTCGCCGATGCTGTCCTTGACCTGCTCAATATTGCCTTTAAGGTGTCCTTGGACAAGCTCACCGAATTCCTCGTAGAGTTTCAATAGCTGCTTACGGCTGTCAGCCTTATCCAATCCACGGTCTTTCGACCATTGTTGCACATTTTCGATTAATTCTTTCAATTCCATCACTTTCTCCTTTTCGTCCGTTTCAAATTTCAATTTTCACGCTTGAGACGCTTATTTTCTTTGCTGAGTGCCAAGATTTTATCTTGCTGCTCGTTGATAACTTCGCCCAACTCGTGGCCGAGGTGAATATACTCAGAGCGCCATCTATCAATTTCATCTAAAAGCTCTTGCTCCATAGCTTATACCTCTAGGTATTCAAACGCTGGCGTGATAGATTTTCTGGCCATCGCCAAAGCGTCCATTTCCGCTTGTCGTTGTTCTTCGTGATACAACCGCATATCTTCTTCATACTGAGCCACTAGCTCAGCTTCTAATCGTGCCAGACGCTCTTTCTTAGCACGCTTCCTTGCGTCCATCCGGTTGCCGTACCAACCAGCGATGAATGCGATAGTGGATACTAATGCAACCCCTAGCAGTTGACTTCCTAATGTTGGTTCCATCGTTAATCTCCTATTTTAAATTCTTGATACTTTCTAACAATTCTTTAAGCTCTTCTTCACCGTCGATGTATTCAACAACATCATCTGTTATTGGCGTTGAGTAGGTTAATTCCCATCTGTTATTGTTGTTTTTTCTCAAAACAGCCAGCTCTAAACCATAGGAATCCGCATTATGGATAATGCTTGCGCCATATCCATTTTCAAAATGATACTCATGACGTTCAAACATTCCAAAAGAGTTGTCATCTTTAAAAAATTCTTGACATTCAATGTCAATTTGGGGTATTTCGTATTTATCTAGCATTTTTTATAATCTCCTCTTTCTACTCACTAAATTCTCGCCAATGCGAGTTGTACCACTCACGGACAGCGTCCCTGGGGTATTTCACCGATGTTCCTTTCCCACGGTCGATTTTGGGAAAGTCTTTGAATCTCAAGTAACGACTAAGCGTACTGGTTGAGCAACCTAACATCTGTGTTAGCTGCTTCTGTGTCAATTCCAGTGGTAAGGCTTCCTCGATATCAAAGTGCTTCGACACCTCAACTAGTGCTGTTCTAATTCTGTCTATGATGTCGTCTACAAATTTCTGAATGTAGTCCTGTAGCATAGCACTACTCCTGTTCTACCAGAGGCAATATCCCCTCACGTTCTTTTAATGCGTCGTAGAGGAATTTCCGCCCTAGCTGCGTCCATACAGTAGTGATTTTGCTATGGCAGCGGTCATCTCGTCCGATATATTCAAATGTCCGGCTTGCAATGTATCCTTTGCCAAGATACTGCTTGTATAGCACCCACTGGCTATTGACTTTTCGCTGGATCCGCAAATCTTTTAGAAGCTGATTAAACTTACTTGCACTCATACCGTAGTCTTGGGCAATCTGCGTAGTTGTCAGCTGGTCTTTGGTTTGCAAGATTAAGTCCAGATAGCTTGTCTGTTTACGGGCTTCTTCAAGCTCGATTTTGAGCTGTTCCTTTTCGGCTCGCTCATTCTTGAGTTGCGTTGCCAGATTAATGATCGTGTCTGGACTCAAAAGCACTTCTTCGATTTTGCTATCGGTTAGATAAGCACCATGCTTGCGAATGGTTGGCAATACTTCGCTAGTCACCCAGCGTTTAAACTCTTTCGCTTGCGGAAGCTTGCTGCCGAGAATGAGAGCGTAGAGGCCAGACTCGTTGATGATTGTCAAATCTTGCTTCCCGCCAAGGGTGTCAAATTTCGAGACCCCCTTATCATCTTCGTCGACATGGCTTTTTAAAGCTTGTCTAGGATTTGAATATCCCAGAACTTCTGCCACATCTTTCCCTACAAAGTAAGGTTCTCCGTTGATTGTTACTGTTCGGACTTGTTGTCCTTGAAAATTAAAAATTTCGTTCATAAAATATAAAATTCCTTTCTGAATTTGGTATAATAAAATAAAAAACATTTGGAGAAAAATCATGATATTTCAAGCGCAAATAAACTCTTCTGTTTCTAGACCTGTAACGGTTGAAGATATCTGCCCAAATTGTAAAAAACCAACAAACCCACATCTTGTGAACTCTTCTTATTTTTCTCTTGGAGAAGATAAAACAAGCTTAGTATTAACATTTAGATGCTTAGGTTGTAAGCACTTCTGGACAGAGGAGTTTATAGCCGCAAGATATTCACTCGATTCCTACAACTATGAATACGAAATCGAACATATCAAAGTAATTCCTAACCTTCCAAGCGATATACCTATATCTGACGATGTAGAAATAGTTTCTCCAATTGGTAAGCAAATCTATGTCCAAGCACTGAAAGCTGAACATGAACAACTAGACCACATTGCAGGTATTGGATATCGAAAGGCGCTTGAGTTTTTTGTTAAAGATTTCTCTATTGTTACAAATCCTGATGATGAAGATAAAATTATTAAAATGTCACTAAAACAAGTTATTGAAAAATATATTAAGGATGAAGATCTTAAAACATTCGCTCTTGCATCTGCTTATATCGGCAATGACGAAGGTCATTACTACAGAAACAATCCCGACAAAGGCTTTACAGACCTAAAGAACTACCTGCACGGAGTTATTCACTACATGGAAATGAAACTCAATTTTCTTGATGCTCAAGAACTTGTGAATCGCTCAAAGAAATCTTAGCTTCTAATTCATCCAACTTCTCGGCTATATGTGTTACGGTCCTCAATATCTCATTGAGGGCTGTTCTTTCTAATTCGTTCATTTACTTTGCCTTTCTTTTGTGATATAATTTAGTTAGAAAATTTTTGTAAGCGCCTCACCCAGAGGTGCTTTTTTGTGCTATAATCATCTCAGAAGGGAGGTGATTATGATGAGTGAAGAATTTGCAAAATATAAAATCGTCATTCCTGACGAAGAAGTTTTTGATATTAAGTACGGCTCAAAAACTTCTGATACTTTTCTTTTCGGAGCAAGCTCTAACGAGATAGAGTACATGGTCCGAACTTTTGAAAACGGATTAGTTTTGCTTGTTATGTCAAGCGAAAGAACCATATGGTCTAATCGTCAGCCTATTCTTGAAAAGCTGCCAGACCGAACAATCGTTAAATTCGATTAAAGGTTAATCCGTCACTTTTGAATTCGATAGCGTTTAATCTTTTGTGATCGAATTTTAAAACTGGCTCTTGATAACCAGGAATTTCTTCTGGTTTGATATTTGAGCCGGTTTTTATTGTGCTTTTATTGAAGACTACTCCATCGCTTTTGAATTCGACATCATTTGACCGTTTGCAATCAATTTTTACAACTGGATCTCTGTACTCTAAAGATTGCAAGTAATTGTCATAATGTTGCTGCCACTCCTTTAGCATAAGTCTGGCTGGTTTTTTTAATCTTCCTGTGTATGGATAGCGTTTTGGTTTCATTTGTTTTTCCTTTCTAAGTTTGCGATAACACGGTTAAACCGTGTTAATTGGGTAAAAATTTAATATCAGCGTAGCTGATACCATATAACTTCTCAATCTTCATTATTTCAGGAACATCAGGAAATGTTTTTGATTTTTCCCAGTTACTTAATTTCGATGGTGAAATTCCTAACTTTTCCGCTGCCTCTGCCTGAGATAGATTGTTATTAATTCTTAAGGTTTTTAAAGTCCATTCTGGCATGCTGCACCTCCCTTCTTTCAGCGTGTCCTTAAGTATATATCTATGATAACACGGTTTAACCGTGTTGTCAACACATTTTTACGTTTTTTTTTACTTTTTTTAATATTTCTTGACAAAAACACGGTTTAAGCGTAATATTATAATATAGAAGAAAGGAGACAGCGTATGAAAAGCTCTCTTGGAAATAAAGAAGTCATGGCTTCAAATATTCGCAGACATATAGATAAGTTAGGATTGAATGTAAAGGATTTTTCAAGGGAGATAGGAGTTAGTTACTCCACAGTTAGAGATTGGGCCAACGCGGTTACTTATCCGCGAATTGATAAAATAGAAATGATGGCAAATTATTTCGGCGTAAATAAGTCTGATTTAGTAGAGATTAAAGCAGAAACTTCCACTCTTGACAAAATCACTACCGCCGCTTCCAAATTAGAAGAAGAACGGCAAGAAAAAGTCCTTGACTACTGCGAAGACCAATTGTCAGAGCAAGAAAAGGGCGGTCGTGAACTTCCTACCGTTGACGAAAGTTTTACCAATGTTACAGACATTTATAGAAGATTGTCGCCAGAGCGGCAAGAGGAAGCACGACGCAGCATGAATAGACAGCTACGCAGCCAGAACATCGTCAAGATGGAAGAAATACAAAAAGCCCAAGACTTATACGAAAGTTTGGGCGAGGAGTTTGAAGATATCGGTTTGTATGGCGAAGTTTCTGCAGGTACTGGTGTCTGGGTAACTGACGAGCCAGTTGAAATAATCAAGTACCCTGTACCAGTTCCAAACCATGATATAGCTCTGCGTGTCAATGGTAACTCTATGGAGCCGATGTTCCACGATGGCGATGTGGTCTTTGTCAAAAAGACGCCAGAAGTCCATCACGGCAGCATTATCATCATCATCGTTAATGATAGCGCCTATATAAAGAAGCTCTACCGACGAGATGACGAAGTGCGCTTGATATCTCTCAATCCACAGTATGAGGATATCATTTTAAACCCTGATGATACGATTGAAATCATCGGAAATGTGATTATGTAGAAAAAGCAGGCATGGAAGCCTGCTACTTTTTTAGGAGTTTATAATGGCTAGTTACAGAAAAAGAGACGGTTCTTGGGAATATCGCATATCCTACAAGACCGCTGACGGCAAATACAAGCAGAAAAGCAAGCGAGGATATCGCACTAAGGCAGAAGCCCAAAGGGCAGCCGCAGAGGTCGAAAGAGAGCTTTCAGGACGATTAGAGATAGATGAAGCGGTCACGTTGGCTGACTATTTTGATAAATGGGCAGAGATCCACAAGAAACCACACGTCAGCACAGTCACTTGGAAAGTCTATCAATATACATCAAGAAAAATCAAAAAATACTTTGGCAAGGCTAGACTACGGCAGATTACTGCCAGCGCCTATCAGCAAGTTTTGAATGACCACTCTGCCACTCACGCCCAAGACACAGTCGAACGTTTCAATATACACATCAAGCAAGCCGTTGCCATGGCTTTGCACGAAGGAGTTATCACCAAAGATTTCACTGCATTTGCAAAGATTAAGTCGATAAAGCAAGGTTTGGAAGCTGAGACAAAGTTTCTGGAATTGCCAGAATACCTGCAGGTGATCCAGACGTGCAAGGCCAAGATGGACGTCCAGTCATACGCACTAATCTATATCATAGCTATCACAGGCATGCGCTTCGCAGAAGCCCTAGGAGTCACCTGGGACGATATAAATACAGAGGATAAGACGCTGGAAGTAAATAAGACCTGGGACTATAAATACGGTTTGGGATTTAAGCCGACAAAAACAAAAAGCAGTATCCGAAAGATACCGCTAAATGATGATGCTCTGAAAGTTCTCGCTGACTACAAGGCCGAGACTTGGAAAGAAAATGCGGATAACAGACTTTTTTCGCATATTTCTAACAACGCTGTCAATAAATCACTCAAGAAAATTGTTGGTCGGGATGTCCACGTCCACTCTCTCAGACATACCTATGCATCGTTTTTAATCCTGAATCATGTCGAGCTTCTCTCTATTTCTAAAATCCTAGGACACGAAAACATGAATATAACCATAGAAGTCTATTCTCACCAGCTCAAGCAGCTTGAGCAGGAAAGTAATGACAAAATCAGAAATATTTTTGATATTTTTGGGTGAATTTTGGGCGATACCACTCAAAATACCATTAATATCAACACTATCTATGTCCCCTGCCGGAATCGAACCAGCAACTACTCCTTAGGAGGGAGTTGTTATATCCATTGAACTAAGGGGACTTAGAGAAAAACTCTGCCCAACGACAGAGTCTTTCTAAGATTAACGGCGAATTTCTTTGATACGCGCTGCCTTACCTTGCAATGCACGAAGGTAGTACAATTTAGCACGACGGACTTTACCGTAACGAACGACTTCAATCTTGTCAACACGTGGAGTGTGGATTGGGAAAGTACGTTCAACACCGATACCGTTAGAGATTTTACGAACGGTGTAAGTTTCTGAGATACCAGCACCTTTACGAGCGATAACCACACCTTCAAAGATCTGGATACGTTCGCGAGTTCCTTCGACAACTTTCGCGTGAACGCGGACAGTGTCACCAGGACGGAATGCAGGGATGTCAGTACGAAGTTGACCTTCAGTCAAACTTTGGATTAATGGATTCATTTTTTCTACTCCTATCTTACTAATCTTAAGGTTCAAGACCGCAGCGGATTAGTCGTTTTTTGTGCTTCCATTAGGCACAAACTATATTATATCAAAATTTCTAAAAATGTAAAGATGTTTAAATGAAAATTCCCAAAAGAATCGCTAAAAATCCGAGAATATAAGTCAAAGCCAAATAGAGAGCAAATTTCTTTCGATCCGAAAAGAGATCTGCCAACTCAGCATTCAAGGTGGAAAAGGTTGTCAGACCACCACAGAAGCCTGTTGCTAAAATCACATAAAGCTGCTTGTCTTCTATATGATTATAAAAATAACCAATTAGAAAAGCACCTAGAATGTTTGCCAACAAAGTCCCAATCGGCAGATATGCTCTGCTATTGACCTTGGAGAAAACATAACGCACGAGAGCACCAGCACCGCAGCAGATTAACATCACCCACATCATGGCTTCACCTGCTTTCCAGCCCATAGGGCGATTGCAAGGCCACCACCTACACTTAAAACTAGATAGATAAGAAGCTCCGTATAGCGCCCTGAATCAGCTAGTTTGATACTGTCTAGCAGAAGACCAGAAAAAGTCGTCATACCACCGCAAAAACCGGTTGAAAGCGCTAGAATTAGGCGCTGAGACTTAACTTTACTGCTAAGATAGCCCTTGATGATATAGACCAGCAAAAAAGTTCCCAAATAATTGACCAGTAAGGTAGCCAGCGGAAATGAATCAGCAAAAACTGATAAGAGCGCTACTTGATAACGTATCCAACCGCCTGCCATCGCAGATAAAGCCACAGCTATCGAGTTCTGTACTTCTTTCATTAGATATTTTTATTCTGAAATTCACGCGAACGT